TAGGCGCGGGTCAGCATCGAGCCCATCAGCGCGTTGGCGTTGTTTACGCGGGCCATCACCTCGGTCGCTGTCAGTTCCTTCGAGGAACCGTCGTTGACGTCCTGCGTGTAGGCCGCGCTGGATTCGGACATGATCTGCCGGTGCATAGTCATAGCGCCCGACAGCATCGTGTAATCCACGACGTGGCGCTCAGACTGCGGAACCCATGAGAGCCCCTCGGGAATCACGCCCATGTTGAACAGGTCGATCTTCTCCATCCGCTCAGCGTCACCCTCGGCGACGTTGCGGAAGAGCCAAAGCATCTGCTCGAACACAGAGTCCGTGAATTTGCAGCGTAGCCGGTTCTGGAGATGGCAGACCGCGTAAAGCAGGTAGCCCAGTGAACGCACCGAGTGCCAGCGGAACGGAGGCACGACAGCGCCATCGGCAAACTGGACGTGCATCAACTCGAAGATATCACGGCCGTAGCACCGGTCGCCGGCATCGAAGAGCCACTGGCCAGCGGTCTGCATATTGCCGATGCCGCTGTTGTACTGGTCCACGATGATCCGGCGGCGCCAGGAGGGGTCGTCGCTGGTCGTGTCCAGGAAGTAGAAATCGTAGCAGCGCAGCACCGGCGTCGCGTCGGAACCCCAGTAGCCAGAGTTCTCCTTGAAATCTTCCTCAACCTTCTCGGGGAAGTATTGGCCGGACCAATCGTTCACCTGGAGACTGGTCGCCTCGTTCTGGATCATGTTGGCCAGCAACTGGTTCACGAGCTTCAGATTCCAGCCGGGGTCCACGTTCTCGCCCCGGGTCATTCGGATGAGGTCCGCTGCCGTGAAGGACGTGTAGATCGCGAAGTGCGACAGGTTCTCCATCGTGGTCAGCGTGTTCGTCGGGACCAGAATGTCCTCGGTGCCGCGAGCCGATGGGCACCAGTCGCGATCACGAAGCCAGGTGACGGGGCCGATACCGTGAAGCACGGTGGCTGCAAACTGAGACTCCAAGACCGTGGAGTATTTCGGAGACCGCTTCATTATGCGGTTCAACTGCTTCGTGATGATGTTGCCCCACTGGGTGCGCTTGTCGCGGGGGCCGATATCGAGACCTACCGAGAAGTAATTCTGCGGTTTCAGGAACGCGTTGGTGAACTGCTGGCGGGAGGCATGGATGATCCGGGTGCCTTCCAGGAAGTTCACGTTGGTCTGGATGCGGTTGTCCCGGGCCTCCTCATCGCTGTACGGAGGATTGCCGTTGAACGTCGCGTTGATGCGGGCGCGGTTGCGAGATCGAGACTGTTCTGCCTCAAGCATAGCGCTCACCACATTCCAGACTTTACTCGGTTCTTTGAAACTCATATTGACCTCAGATTGCTTTCCGTTCGTGCGAAATCCAGCATTTATCAGGCATTTCCGTGTCTCCGAGGTAGTTGAGCGGCACCCAAACCTTAAGCTTCAGGTAGCAGCCGCAGACGTCACAGGTGCCCGCAAGGCCCTCGCCGTGTAGAAACATGGCCATATCGTTGCGAGCTTGCTCCTGCTCCAGAATCACCTCGGCAACGGTCTTGGTAATCGACCGCGCATCCGTGGGTTTGTTGTGCAGGCAGCGGTTGCAGGTATCAATGCGGTCCTGCGCCTTCTGGCGATCGACAGGCGTGCCACCCTCACCTAGCCATTCTGCCAGGATCCGCGCTCCCTGAGCCGTCTGGCGCAATTTAGCGGCCGCACGAGCGACAGCCTGAAGTCCTTGGTTGTACATTCGTCGTGTGGGATGGAGTGGCCGCCATTTGGGGGAACCGCGCCCGAGTGTAAGCCTCCAGGTCAGAGATTGCCTGGTCGATTGTGGACGGAATGCTGTTCGCAACCCGATGCTGGTGAATCAGGTTGGCCATTTCGTAGAAACCGTAGTTTATGACATCCTTCGGGCTCCAGTTGGTCTTGGGCTCGTAGAATTGCCACCCGCCCGGAGGAAACGTCAGTCGGTTCATGGGTGAGGTTTAGAACGGAACATCATCTTCGTCGAGATCAGGCTTCGGGGCAGCAGCGGCCGGTGCAGTCTCACGTCGCGGGGCTGGCGCGGCGCCTTCATCGCGTCCCTTCAGGAACTGGAAGGTCTCGATCATAATTCGAGTGGTAGAGCGCTTCTCGCCGGTCTTCTTGTCGTCCCACTCTTCACGGGTCAGGCGCCCCTCAACCATCAGCGGGTGACCCTTCTTGACGTACTGCGCGATTGTTTCAGCCTGCTTCCCGAACGCCTTGCACTCAGCAAAGTAAACATCCTCCTTCTCCTCGCCGGATTCAGTCTTCCAGCGGCGATTCACCGCCAAGCTCAGGTTGCAGACCGCCGTCCCCTTCGGGAGGTACTTGAGTTCGATGTCTCGGGTGAGGTTGCCGATCAGGATGACTTTGTTGAATGAGGCCATAAGGTTATGAATAGGTTAGCGAATGTTCAGACGCCATCGTGCGCCGCTTGTCTGACAGACGTGTCAGCCACTTTGGTGTCTGTCGCTTGACAATACCAACCCCCTGACCGCCTGCAATCTCAAAACCGTTTCGGCGCGCCATTTCGAGTGCGACCACGAACGAATCCCAGAGGTCAGGCGACCGGCCCATGCGCTCCTTGGTCTTGTTCTTGGGCTCAACGTCGATCAACCCGGTGCGGGCGATACCCCACTCGCGCATCGCGCCTTCCTCGGCCACTTCGCGGGGCAGTTTCCGCAGCTGCTTGGATTCGATCAACAGGCGCGACGAATACCACAACGCGGTGACCATCTTGCCGTAGGCCTCTCGTTCAGTCTTGGGATCTCCCTTTCGCACCGGGCGCTCGCTTGGCCGGCCACCGAACTCGATCGGAACAACCTCTGGCGACCACAGGCGGGCGAACGCAGACATGAGCGTGCCGCGCCCCGTGGAGTCAAACCCAACACGCTCCGGTGAGATATTGCGCTGCTTGCAGTACAGCAAGACGTACTCGGCAATCTGCTCTTCGGCCTGCTGCGCCTTGACTGCGGTAACCGGGATAACAATCGGTGCCTCACTGAATGCTAGCACGATGCGCCCCGATGAATCCGGCCCAAACGTGAGGTCTGTCATTACGCAGCGATCGCCGCCGACGCCCGAGTACGCAGCGTCGATGCCGATGATTCTTGTCAGCTTGTCGGCACGTTCCCAGATTGGTTCGTCGAACGCCTGGTTCTGCTCGCACAAGGACATCGTGACCACGCGCCTAGTGCCGCCGTCCCGGGGCAGCACGCCAAGGTTCATCATCGAGAACTGCAACGAGTCGCGGCCGTAGTAATCGAGATCCGCCTGAATCTGCTCCGGCGTGATGATACCCTTGTACGGGTTGGTGCCCTTGGGAAACTTCGCATTCGGCGTGTCGTACCCACACAGTTGGACGGCCACGCCACCGGGCGCCCGCGTTCTCCAGGTGCGAGTCTTTTCGAGGTACTCAAGCCCCTCCCAGCCACCGATGGTAGGGTGCGGCTCGCAGACCACGCCTAGCGCGTCGTTGCGGTCTTTCGGGTTACCCATCGCGATCAGCTTGAACACCGGGTTCTTGCGGAGGTTGGCGACTGAATCCAGAAAGCCGCGCCCCATCAGCGACGCTTCATCCGCGATCAACATGACGCGGTCGTTCTTCAAGCCGACGTAGTTCGACAGACCCACGAACGTACCGCCGACCTTGCACGCAACACCGATGATGCCATCACGGAAGTCTTGTGCCTCGGCATCTTCATCCGAACTGGTCAGGATAAATCGACTTTCAATCACGCGCCCCGGAAGCCACTCGCGCTTCGCCTTGGCCTTGTTATGAAGCTCCTTGATCGAGCCCCAGATTCGCAGCTGGAGACCCTCACGCGTCGTTGACGACATAATGATCGAGGTGCCGGTTGGGTAGATGTAGAACGTGCAGAGTCCGAACGCTGCTGAATTGTATGTCTTGCCAGACGACCCCGGCCCCATGATGCCGACCTCTTGGTTCTCGACGAATGTCTGGATCAGGAGATCAGACCAGTCGTGCCAGTCGAAGTGCGGCCAGAGCGCAGTCATGGCTTGGCGGAAGTGGTAGTATTTGCCGCGCCCGTACTTCACGCCTCCGTTTTGGATGTAACCGCCGCGACGCACCATCTCAGCCTCGATCAGGAAACGGTCTTTTGTACGCCACGGTATAGACAAGTAATCGGGGCTTTCATTCATCTTGCGGGAATCATGGGTTGGCCTTTCAATGGCTTCAAGCG